CGGGCGGCTGTGTTTTGCGCACAGCCGCCTGTGCGTTTTTTTGAAAGAACATGCTGGAGGATGAGGCAGTGAAACTGGAAGAGTATTCTTTTTTATATAATGCCGCTGCTTATTTTGCGGCCAAGGAACATTTTGGAGCAAAGGAACGCGCCGCACTGGAGGCTCTTCGGCAGAAAACGCCTGATGATGAGAAAAATACACAGGCATACAAACAAGCTGAAAGCGAGCTGGAGGACGCCGCGAACAGACAGAATTTTGTTTCTCTGATTACGCAACCCACACAGGAGGGATTTGAGGCGCTATGCTGGGCAGTGGCGGAGCTTGCCACTCAGGGAGAGCTACTTCGCCGCCACATGGGGTATGAACCGCGGGAGCTGCTAACAGCGGAAAAGGTTCGGCGCGAACTTGCTCCCCATCAGGTTACACAAGCCATATCGTTTGTGATGGCAGCTGTGATCCACGGTATCCATGAACCTTCGGACGCTGATGACGAGGTGGACGAAGTTCTGGAAGAACTTCAAAAAAAAACGGGAAGGAACTGACCCTGCCCGATTACCTTGGGCTGTCATTGGAAATGGGGCTGAGCATGAAAGAAGCCATGCTGATGGAGATAGCAACAGTATACAGTGTTTACCGGATACGGTTTGACAGACGAAAGGCAGGCCGTCAGAAATGAGTACGACGCGCGATGTCAGCACAAGACTGATTTTGCAGGGCGAGAAGGAATACCGCGCCGCCATGCAGCAGATCAGCCGGGAGTACCGGGTGCTGGAGAGCGAGCTGAAAAAAGTCGACAGCGATTTTGAGGGGCAACGGAATACCCTTGCTGCACTGGAAGCCCGACACAAGGCGCTTAACGATGTGATCGCCCAGCAAAGCCAGCGGCTGAAAACGGAAAAGGATGCTCTGGAAAATGCCCGTAAGCTGCAAGAGGATTATGCCCGTCAAGCCGCTGCCGCCCGCCAGTCCCTGGATGAGCTGATCAGCTCAACCGATGACGCGGCGAAGGAAACCGAAGAATATAAGGATGAGGTCGCCAGGCTCCAATCGGAGATCACAAAGAACGAAGCCGCAGAAACCAAATGCGCACAGGCTGTTGCCAATCATACGGTAAAAGCCAATGATGCGCAGGTGAAGCTGAATGCGCTGAACCGGGAATTGGCCAGCAACGGCAAATATCTTGATGAAGCGAAAAACAGCGCGGACGGCTGCGCCAAGAGCATCGATGCTTTTGGACGTGAAGCATCGGAAACAGGGGATGATGCTTCGCAGATGACGCAGCAGGTAAAGGCGGGTGTGGACGCCTTGTCCGCTGCCCTGGCTTCCGCCGGTACTGCTGCTGGGCTGGATAAGATCCGGGAAGCGATCGAAGCGTGTATCGCGTCGTCAAGAGATTTTGAAAGCGCCATGGCTGGGGTGGCAAAAACCACGGACATGAGCGACGGTGAACTGGCAGCGATGGGTGACGCTTTCATGGAAATGAGCACGCGCATTCCATTGAGCGCCAAGTCACTGGCCAACATTGCCGAAGCCGCGGGGCAACTGGGCATTGCCAAAGAGGACATTACCGCATTTACGGAAGTGATGGCAAAGCTGGGCACTGCAACCGACATGACCAGCACCGAGGCCGCCACCATGCTTGCGCAGTTTTCCGCCGTGACGGGTATGGACCCCGGCTATTATGCCAACCTTGGAAGCAGCATAGTGGCCTTGGGCAACAATTTCAGCACGACGGAAAAGAAAATCACCGAAATGGCCCAGGCTACCGCAGGCGCGGGAACGAACGCGGGTATGAGCGAAACGGATATTCTTGCGCTTTCCGCAGCCGTAACAAGCCTTGGCATAGAGGCGACCACGGGCGGCACCAATATGAGCAGCCTGATCGGCGAGATGCAAACCGCTGTGGAAACCGGCAAGGATCTGGACGAATGGGCTGCCGCCGCCGGAATGACAGCGACGGAATTCAGCGCACTTTGGGGCGTTGACGCTACCGAGGCGCTGCGGGCGTTTATCCTGGGAATCGGCGACACCGAGCAGAGCATGCTGCTTACGCTCAAAACACTGGGGATCACCGAGGAGCGAACCACACGCATGATCACCAGCCTCGCCAATGCCGAGAAGAAGAACGGGACGCTGACCAAGGCGATCACGCTCAGCAACAAGGCATGGCAGGAGAACAATGCGCTCAACAAGGAAGCCGCCACGCGATACGAAACCACCGACAGCAAAATTCAGCTCTACAATAATTCGGTGGATGATTTGAAAATTGCCGTAGGCGACCAGCTGACGCCTGCATTGGGCACCCTTGCCGAAACGGGGGCGGACGTGGTTGGATGGGCAGCTGACTTTGTGGAGCAGAACCGCTGGCTGGTACCGGCCATTACCGGCGTTTCCACAGCGCTGGGCGTGCTGACTGCGGGTGTGGTGACGGCAACCGTGGTGGTGCCTGCTCTGAAAGCGGCATGGACGGCCCTGACTACAGCGTTGACTGCATCGCCCTGGCTGCTTGCGGCAAGCGCCGTACTGGGCCTTGTGGCCGCTTTGGGTACCTGGGCCACAAGTACCAAATCACAGGTCGACGAACTGACCAGTGCAGCGCAGGCGCTTCCGGAGGCATTTGAAAGCGCAAATGATCAGTATGAAGATAACCTTGCCCAGATCGAGGGGACAGCGGCCAAAGCGGATGCGCTGATCGAAAGGCTAGCTGAGCTGGAAGCCAAGAACGCGTCCACCGGTCTGGATTCGGATGAATGGCGGGAATGGAACGCGCTGCTCGGCTCCCTGGTGGAAACCGTACCGGAACTGTCCGACAAGATCAATCTTCAAACCGGCGAGATCGATGGCGGAACAGCGGCGCTTAAGCTGAATACAGACGCCTGGAAGCAGAACGCCATCGAGCAGGCCAAGGTGAAGGCGCTTCAATCCCAATATGACGCTTATGCCGCCACCATCAGCGAGCTTGAAGAAAACCGCATCAAGCTGACCGTCGCTACCAAAGAGGCAGAGGATGCGGAGAACGCCTACCGAGAAAGCGTACAGAGGCTGACCGAGGCCACGGGTATAACCGAGGAGCAACTCAACAGCACCGGAGATGCCGCCGCGCTGCTTGCCCTTACCCTTGCTGGAAGCAGTGCGGAGTATGGTCCGTTGGTGGAAGAGGTTATCCGCCTGGGAGAAGAAAACCGGGAAGCGCAGCAGAATGTGGAGGACCTGACGAACGCTGTCGCGGAAGATGAAGATGCCGTAGCATCCAGCAGAGAAAGCCTTGAAGCCTATAACGAAGCGCTTGGGGCGCTGGATGATGTTTCAGGCGGCGCGGCAGGCGGGATCGGGGAACTTACCGACGCACAGAGCGATCAGGTGGCGCAGTTTGAAACGCTGCAACAGAAGCTGACCGAGCTGACGGAAGCATACGAAAAGTATTATGAGGATGCGCTGAAAAACATCAGCGGCGTGGTAAGCGGATTCGACGAGGTTACAGAGGCGGAAACCAAGTCGATCGATGAAAGCATGAAAGCGCTGGACAGCCAGCTTGCCTATCTGACCGATTATTCGGACAACCTGCTGAAGCTGAAAGAATTGGCGGATGAGGGCGGCATTGCGCTGAATGAAAACCTTGTGGCCAAGCTAAGCGACGGCAGCGTGGAAAGCGCGGCCATATTGCAGGGCATAGTGGACGATGGCGGGGACAAGCTGGCGGACCTGAACGCCAAGTTTGGCGAGGTAGAAACGGGGAAAAACACGTTCGCCACCATCGTTGCGCAGATGCAGACGGATTTCAATGCCAAAACCGACGCCATGGTCCAGCAGATGCGAAGGATGGTAGATGGACTGGATCAATCTGAGATTGCCAGTGCAAACGTAAGAAAAATTGTAAGTGATATGAATGCGGCGCTTGAAGCGGGGGTTGCGGAAACCCAGGGGATCGTAAACAGATACAATCAGGCGCTTGCCGCGCTGGGGCGCGTGCGCACGGCGAAACTGACCAGCCATGCAGCCGGACTTACGAGTGTACCATATGACGATTATCCCGCGAATCTGCATAAGGGCGAACGGGTATTGACGGCATTGCAGGCGCAGGCATTGGACGCACAGAGCCGCGTAAGCGTGTATTTCCCCGCGCCCGATTCACGGCCCGCAGCCCCGACAGTTTCCGTAGCGCGACAGACCGACCTGGACTATCGCCAGATAGGGATGGAGGTTGCCAACGCGCTGGACGGGATGAGTGTGGTGATCGACGGCGAACAAGCCGGGCGGATTCTGGCGGCCTATGTTTCGCAAGAACAGGGCAGCGCTTTGAATGCCGGGCGGTTTTCGCTGTGACAGGAGGAATGCGGCATGAAAGAGCTTTATCCGGTACGCCTGAACGGCGTGGGCCTGAATGCCATTGACGCGCGCTTCCATGTTGCGGATGTTGAGGAGGAAGGCCCGAAAATCAAGGTGACGACCCAAAGCAGAGCAAAGTAC